GATTATAGAAGCGGATATAGCCCAACTTGTACCGGACGACGTGAATTTTAACAAGGGTACGCAGTTCGGCCAAAGTTTGATAGAAAAGAGCCTGCGCCAATTCGGGGCGGGCCGTTCTATTCTTTTGGATAAGAACAACCGTATTATAGCCGGAAACAAGACCGTAGAAAACGCCGGGCAAATTGGCTTAGAAAAGGTTTTGATAGTCGAAACCACCGGCGAAGAAATAGTAGCGGTAAAGCGTACCGACATAGATTTAGACACGCGGGAAGGGCGCGAACTTGCCTTAGCCGACAATGCGACCGGGGCCGCTAACTTGGCTTGGGACGAAGCGGCACTTACCCAAGCGTCGGATAAGTGGGATATAGCCCCCGACGATTGGGGCGTAGAATTGGAAGGCTACGGCGGAGAAGGCGGCCAAGGGGAAGAAGATACCGAAGAACAGCTTAGAAGACTTAAAGACGACTTCGTAATGCCGCCTTTTTCCGTGCTTAATACCCGTACGGCCGAATGGCAGGAACGCCGCCGCGCTTGGTTGGAAATAGGCATAAAGAGCGAGGAAGGCAGGGACGAAGATTTGACATTTGCCAAATCAGCACAACCGCCTGCCTTTTACGATACCAAAAACGCACTTCGGGAAACCTTGGGGCGGGAACCGTCTACCGATGAAGTGTTAGCGGAAATGGAGAAGCAGGGAATACAAGCTATGACGACTACTTCAATATTCGACCCCGTTCTAACCGAACTTTCCTACCGTTGGTTCAATATTGAGGGCGGCCGCATTTTAGACCCCTTCGCCGGTGGAAGTGTTCGCGGTATCGTAGCGGCAAAATTGAATATGCCGTACGTTGGTAACGACCTTCGGGAGAAACAGGTAGTAGCCAATATCGAGAACGCGAAGGAAGTATTAGGTAACATGCCGGCCGACATTGCGCCGCGTTGGACGGTTGGCGATAGTACGCAGCTTGAAGACGTGTTACAAAAGAACGGCGTTACCGGCGATTTCGATATGGTATTTTCTTGCCCGCCGTACGCAGATTTGGAAGTATATAGCAATGACCCCCGCGATATTTCCAATATGGATTACCCGCAGTTCTTGGAAGCCTACAAAGCCGCAATAAAGCAGGCTTGCGCCCGATTGAAGAACAACCGCTTTGCCGTCTTCGTAGTTGGGGATATTCGAGATAAAAAGGGCATTTACCGCAATTTCATAGGCCACACTATCGAAGCCTTTACGGAGTGCGGCCTAAGCTACTATAACCATTTGATTTTAGTAAACCAGGTAACAAGCCTTGCTATCCGGGTTCGCAAGCAGATGAACACGGGCCGCAAAATTGGCAAGCTACACCAAAACGTATTAGTCTTTTGCAAAGGTTCGGTAGAAGAAACGGTAGACCAATTCGAAGAAGTGCAGGTAACGAAGGCCGTAGAACAGTTCAATAAGACCCGCGCGAATAGCGGCCTTCACGACGACGTATTGGTATTCTACAAAGGCGACCCGAAGGCGATTAAAGAAGAATTTGGAGAATTACACGCGGGGGACGATTTACCGCAATAAGTAAGTAATGGGAAGACCGACGAAATACAATAAGAAGATAGCCGAAAAGATATGTTCGCTTATCGCTACCGACACCTATACGGTGGCGGAAGTATGCCGTATGGTTAAAATTTCCGATTCTACTTATTACGATTGGATTACCCGGTTTCCGGAGTTTTCGGAGAATATAAAAAAGGCCGAAGCGGAACGTATGGCCTTCTTCGTAGCCGAAGCGAAAAAAAGCCTTCTACGAAAGATACAAGGGTACACGGTGCAGGAAAAACACATCACTACGGTAGGTTCCGGCAAGTACGACATAAACGGCAAGGAGATACCGCGAATAAAGGAACAAAAGATAGTCGATAAACACTACCAGCCGGACACGGCAGCGATAATCTTTACACTAACCAACGGAGAGCCGGAGAATTGGAAGAACAGGCAGAACAACGAGGTAACAGGCAAGGACGGTAAGGACTTATTCGGGCAGCTTACCGACGAAGAATTAGACGCACGTATAGCCGAATTGGAAAAGAAATTAGATAAATGACGCGCCAAGAGAAAATAGAGTATATAGCCGCATTGCGGGAAAGGTTGATACGCGAAGCACGTACCGACCTTTTGCCGTTTACCCGTGCTACTATGCCTACTTTCGACCCTGCTGAATTTCATGTACGATATTACCACGTTCTAACCTTATTCGCGGAAGGGAAGATTAAAAAGCTAATGGTATTCATGCCGCCCCAGCACGGCAAAAGCGAAGGTTCTACGCGCCGCCTTCCGGCTTATATACTTGGCCGGAACCCGGACAATAAAATAGCCGTCGTAAGCTATTCGGCACCGAAAGCCCGTAAGTTCAACCGCGAAATACAGCGCATTATAGACACGCCGGAATATGCCGAGATATTCCCGGAAACGCGCCTTAATTCATCGAACATTACGACCGTTGCCGGTGCATGGCTTCGCAATGCCGACGAGTGCGAAATAGTAGGACACCGGGGCGGTTTTAAGACCGTCGGCGTAGGTGGCCCGCTTACGGGCGAACCGGTAGATACCCTGATAATGGACGACATTTATAAGGACGCTAAAACGGCGTGGTCGGCAGTTGTTCGGGAAGCTATCGAAGATTGGTACGATACGGTTGCCGAAACCCGATTACACAACAATAGCCAGCAGCTTATAGTATTTACCCGCTGGCACGAAAAGGACTTAGCCGGCCGCCTATTGGAGCAGCAAGGAATATACGACCCGGTAAACAATCCGAACGGGTGGGTAGTAGTAACCTACCAAGCGATTAAGAAGGGCGCACCTACCGAATACGACCCGCGCGAAGAAGGTACGGCACTATGGCCCGAACGCCACAACTTAGAAAAGTTGGAAGCCATACGCACCCGAAACCCGCACGTATTCGAAAGCCTTTACCAGCAAGACCCCAAACCTTTGCAGGGCCTTATGTACGAAAATCCTTTTAAGGAATACGACATACTGCCGGCCACCAAGCTACGGAAGGTTAAGAACTATACCGATACGGCGGACGAAGGCGCGGATTTCCTTTGCTCGATAACCTACCTTGAAACCGAGATAGGAAACTTTATTTTGGACGTGCTTTATACGGCTAAACCTATGGAGTACACCGAACCCAAAACGGCCGAAATGCTAACCAAACACGCGGTAGAATTGGCCGTAGTAGAGAGCAACAACGGCGGCCGGGGCTTCGCGCGTAATGTAGAGAAACAAGCCCGGTTAATGGGTAACAACAAAACCCGTATTAAGTGGTTCCACCAAAGCCAAAACAAAGCCGTACGCATATTTACGCATAGCGCGGAAGTGCAAAACCTTACCTATTTCCCGCGCGGGTGGGCGCAAATGTGGCCCGATTTCTACCAAGCCCTTACGCACTATATGAAGGTTGGCAAGAACGCCCACGATGACGCGCCGGACGCATTGACCGGAACCGTAGAGCAACGGCCAATTACAGGTAAGAAAAGCGCGGCCGGATATTTCGCATAATGTTTAACTATCAATAGACAATAAAATGAACAGCAAGCAGATTAACGAACTTTTGGCGAGCGAGAACCATAGTACCGCTATTGCCGAATTGAAGAACGGACGTAATGCGACCGAGCCGAACGCGGCCGAATATATCGCCCAGCTTGACCCCCAAGGCCACGACGTAAACGACCCGGTAAAGCGTAGGGATAAGAAGGTAAAAGTAGACCTTTCCGACTTCGATATAAACGACGAAGAAAAGAAGAACATAAAGACCGTTACCAATGGCGACGGGGAAACCGAAAACTTCCGTATCGAGCCGGTAGCCCGCGTAGCCTTGGCGATTCAGAAACTTATAGTAAAGCGGGCCGTAGCCTTCACGTTTGGAAACCCCGTAATTCTTAATGCGGAACCGGAAGAAGGCACCAAGGAAGCCGACGTTTTGAAGGCTGTAAAGCGTGTTTTGTTCGATAACAAAAGCCGCACCCTTAACCGAAAGGTAGCGCGGGGTATGTATAGCAGTAAGGAATCGGCCGAACTTTGGTACCCGGTGGAGAAACCGACGAAAAACTACGGCTTCGATTCAACGCACAAACTTCGGGTAGCCATTTTTAGCCCGTTGTTCGGCGATAGGCTTTACCCCTACTTCGATGAAACGGGCGATATGGTAGCTTTTTCCCGCGAATACGTCGTAAAGGATAGCGCGGGGGTAAAACATACCTATTTCGAAACCTATACCGATACCGAAATACGGAAATGGACGCTTACCAGCAACCAATGGCAGTTATTGGACGGCTACCCCAAGAAGAACCAAATAGGCAAAATCCCGGTTATCTATGGCCGCCAGCCCGCCGTAGAATGGGAAGACGTGCAGAACCTTATAGACCGCTTGGAAAAGTTGCTTTCTAACTTCGCCGATACCAACGACTACCACGCAAGCCCGAAAATCTTTACTACGGGTACTATTTTGGGTTGGGCCAAGAAGGGCGAAAGCGGGGCCGTTATCGAGGGCGAAGAAGGCGCGACCGCACAATATCTAAGCTGGGCGCAAGCCCCCGAAAGCGTCAAATTAGAGATAGAAACCCTTTTGCGTATGATTTACACCATTACGCAAACGCCGGATATTGCTTTCGATTCGGTAAAGGGTATCGGGGCCGTTTCGGGTGTAGCCTTGAAGTTGCTATTTATGGACGCGCACCTAAAAGTACAGGACAAATGCGAGGTGTTCGACGATTATTTACAGCGTCGATTAAGCGTAATACAGGCGTTTTTAGCACAAATGAACGCCAAGGATAAGGCTTTTGTAGACGCTTGCGGTAGCCTTATTATCGAACCCGAAATAGTGCCGTTTATGATTGAGGACGAAGCCGCGAACGTAAACCTTCTTCTTTCGGCCACCGGTCAGAAGGCTATTTGTTCGCGGAAGACGGCCGTACAACAGTTGGGCTGGGTAAACGACACGGACGCAGAGATAGAACAGATAGAAGCCGAAGAAAGCGCGGCTTCCTATTCGTCTATTTACGAACCCACCGTATAACTACTAACCAAGTATCTAATTAAGATATGGGTAACATAGTAGCAAAATTCGACATAGATAAGCTATTTGCAGGCGTTTACGAAGCGGTAGACATCATAACTGCCACCGTTGTAGACGCTATGCAAATGGCTTGTTTAGAGGTTACGCAGAACGCTAAACTATTGAACACTTACAAAGACCGAACGCACCTATTACGTTCGTCGATTGGCTTTGTTATCTACAATCACGGCGAAAAGGTAGCGGAAAGTTTCGGTTCTACCGGCGGGGAGAAAGGAAGCGAAGGCGTAGAAAAAGGTAAGCGTATGGCGGAAGAAGCGGCAGCACAATACCCGAACGACATAGTAGCGGTTATCGTTGCCGCCGCCGATTATGCCCTATACGTTGAAAGCAAGGGGTACGACGTAATTAGCGGCCCTTGCAGCGAGTTAAACGCAATTTTAAGTAAGTATATCCAAATTGCAATAGAAGAACTTAGGGCGTAATGGATAAAAGGCAAGAAGTTATAAAATATATAGCAAGCGTAGAAAAGCAACTTTACGCCTTGTTTGGCAATACCTATCACGCGGCCCTAAAACTTACCGAGGTTAGGAAAGCGATAGAATCGGGGGCTTCTTTTACCTGGAAAGGGAACCCGGCCGCCGAACGCAAGTTAGACCGGTACCTAAAAGACCTTAGCAGCAAAACAGCCCTTATTACCAAGAACGGAATTATAGGAAGTTGGGACAAAGGAGAAGCACGGGTAAAGGAACAGGTGTTAGAAGTATTCGGGAAGACTTCGACGCGGCGGAAAGAAACTACCGACATTTGCGAACAGGCAGTAAAGGCACACCGGGCCAAAGGAGCAACGGGCCATGCCTACGCCAATGCCAGCCGCGAGGGTATGAACCTATCTACCCGTGTTTGGAATTTGACGGCGAAGGCGAAACAAGAACTTGAAATTATCATACAAAACGGCATACTTGAAGGGAAAAGCCCGGAAGAAGTAAGCCGTAGCCTTCGCGGGTACTTGAACAATCCCGACGCGCTTTATAGACGGGTTCGCAACAAGGAAACCGGGGAACTTGAATTAAGCCAAGCGGCGAAACAGTACCACCCCGGCCAAGGTGTATATAGGTCGGCGTACAAGAACGCCCGCCGCCTTGCCGTTACCGAAATGAACGCCGCCTACCGCCGTGCAGAGTGGGAAAGCTACCAAAATAACCCCCTTATTATCGGGTACGAAATTCGGTTGAGCAATAACCATACGGTAGTAATTAACGGTAAATTACGAACCTTATACGATATTTGCGACGTATTAGCCGGTCGATACCCTAAAACTTTCCTTTGGACGGGTTGGCATCCGCATTGCCGTTGCGAAATGGTGCCTATCTTTATTTCGGAAAGCGATTTTAGGGAACGAATAAGGGCACGTAAGGCCGGAAAGTTGAAGGATTGGAAACCGAACCCCCAGCGCACCGTAACGCAGGTTCCGAAAGCCTTGACCGATTGGATAGCCAAAAACGAGGAACGCTCGAAAGGTTGGAAGACCTTACCGTACTTTGTTCGGGATAACCGTAAAAGTATAGGCACGTTGCCGGTAAACACCTACACCGCCGAAGAACGGAAGTTTACGAGAGCAAGAAGCACAGCCGAAGCAATGGAACGGGCAACGCAATTGCTTAGTACGCTTTACCCGGATATTCAGAATACAGAACTTGCGGCCCTTCATCACTACACCCAGCAAGGCGGGAACTACCGGCAGCTTAATAAGCAGTTGGATAAAGGCACCCTTACCGACTTTAACAAGGCTTCGGCTTCCCTTATGGCTAAGGCGTTGGAAGAATTGCCGAAGTATCGGGGAACCGTCTACCGAGGCGCGATTATGAAGCGGAAGGATTACGAACGCCTTTACGCTGGCAGGGACGAAATAAAACACGCTATTTTCACTTCATCGACGAAGACCCCGGCCGTAGCTTGGCGATTTGCCAGCTATCGGGATTTGAAGAAGTCGGAAGTACGGATACTTTTTGAGATTCAGAGTAAAAACGGCCGCGACATATCCGATATTTCGGAATTTAACGGTAAATTTGCTACCGAAGACCAGCAGGAAGTATTATTTACTAACGGTACCAAGTTTAAGATAGTAAGCACCGATACGGATTTGTTCGGCACTATTTACGTTAAAATGCGGGAATTATGACAGACGAAGAGAAATTAAAAGCCCTTGACCCGAAGAACCCGTTTACACAGGCTATAAAGGATTGGGCGAATACCCCGGAAGCAGAGCGGCAAAAGTTTTACGAGCGGAACGCGGCCGCTATTGACCGTTGGCAGGCAGAAACCGACGCAATGGCGGAAGACGACGATACAGACGAAAAGAAGG